AGATTGAAAGTGTGCGCTATGAAGTTTGCGACAAAACAGACACTTCACTTCAGCAATTGATTGACAACATTGTTGAGATTTATTTGCGTACCCTCTACAAACTGAGGTTTTTAGCATGAGTACAACATCACTATCCCCCACGCCCAAGCTGCAATTCTTTGATGCCAACGGCGCACCGCTGGCTGGTGGGCTGCTGTACACCTACGCTGCTGGCACAACTACGCCACTAGCCACCTACACCGACAGCACTGGCGTCAGCGCCAACACCAACCCCATCGTCTTGGACAGCCGTGGCGAAGCCAATGTGTGGCTTGGCGCTGATAGCTACAAACTGGCGCTCTATACCAGCGCAGGCGTGTTGATCTGGACGGTAGACAATATCCGAATTGTTGGTGTTGCTGTTACTGCATTAGATTTTGTTGGTGATGGGACACAAATTGCTTTCTTTGCTGCGGATAACGTAGCTGCCATCTACATCAACGGCGTGTATCAGAACCGCAATACCTACACCGTAACCAGCGGCACGGTGACGTTTACCCAAGCCCCTCCCGACACATCTATTATCGAAGTTGTTTACAATTAGGAATCGCCATGTTAAAAGTAGCAAATTCAGTTATTGATGCCAGCCAGATCAAAACGCCAATTACGTTTGCTGGTGACGTTACCCTGTCCACTGGAAACCTAGTTATTGGCACAGCAGGTAAAGGCATTGACTTTTCTATCACTAGCCACCCTGCTGGCATGACCAGCGAGTTGTTGGCTGACTATGAAGAAGGGACTTGGACGCCAAGTGTTGGGGGGACTGCAACTTATACCGCACAAACAGGAAAATATACAAGGGTGGGCAGGCTAGTTACTGTAATTGGACACATACAAATAAACGTACTTGGCACTGGTTCAACAACCACTTTGTCGGGATTGCCGTTCAACAATTCTGATCTTACCCCAATTTCCGTTGGGTATTGGAGTGGTCTGGCAGTTAACGTCATATACATTTCGGGGTATATAGGCGCTGCAGGGTCAATTATTTTGTTTGTATCAGGCACGACCTCTTCTGGAACGGCAAACAACGCCATAGCTTTATTCGGCAATTCGGCAGATATATATTTTTCTGCAACGTACGTGGTCTTTGCTTAATTTAAAAGGAAATATTATGTCAATTAAAAAAATTATCTCTGTTGATCTAATTGAAGTAATTGAAAATGGCGCTGTGCAAGTACGCACCAAGACCGCCATCCTTGAGGATGGCAAGCAGATTAGCGGCACATTTCATCGCCACGTTGTCTCCCCCGGCGATGACTACAGCAATGAGGATGCCCGTGTTAAGGCTATCTGTGCTGCAACGCATACAGCGGCTGTGGTTGCGGCATATCAAGCAGCACAAGCAGAAAAGGCAACAGCATGACAACAGAACAAATATTGAAAATAGCGTTGGAAGCGTTAGAAGCCAACCAGCCAGTGAACTACTGGGTTAACGCAAAAGGTGAACGGTCTGAGGTGTTAACGGCAGACCCATTCAGGCATGATCGCAATGCAAAAGCCATTAGCGCAATCAAGCAGCACAACAACCAGCGTAGCAATTAAGCCATAGTAGTTCTAAGGATTAAGAATGTCTCTTACAAAAGTTTCTTATTCAATGATTACTGGTGCGCCAGTAAATGTTCTCGATTTTGGCGCAACAGGAGATGGGTCTACAGATGATACTCCAGCGTTTAACAGCGCGATTACAGCAATGTATGCTGCTGGACGCAGCCAGCTATACATACCCGCTGGAACTTATTACCTAGCAAGCCCAGTGGTGGTCAACTTTGATAACGAACAAATGTTTTCTTTGGTTGGCGAGTCAATGGCAGGTTTTTTTACTCTTTCTTATCTTGGAACTAAAATTACTGGGGCTGCGGGGATGGAAAGTATGTTCATCTTCACAAAAACAAACCTGCTTGTTCCAACTGGCTACTCATTTAGCTGCGAAAACATATCTTTTGTGAGTAGCGCACTTGGGGTAGGGGGGCCGTTAACGGCTATCAAAAACAAAATTGGTGGCGCTCCCGCACGGCCATTTAATGTAACAAATTGTTTCTTTGTTGGTTTTGATAAAGGCATTGTTTCAGACCTATCAAGCACTGGTGGACTAACAACAGGAATTTGTCAAGTAAATATTCACAACAGCACTTTTGTTTCTAATAACTTTGCTTTATATGGTACTGGCGGCCTAGGCAGCATCATGGATCTTAACTTTACAGGGAATGTGTCTGAAAATGGCGGCGCTATTTATATTGATGAACTTGCTGGGACTTTTAACATAAGCGACAATTTGCTTGAAGGTCAAGCAAACGCAGTACACATAGAAATGGCATTAGGAAATGGAACTATTGCTAGAAATTATTTTGAAGCAAATTCTGGCTATTTAATGTATTTTGGCGCAAGTAATCCTGATTCATCGGTAACGGAAAGTGACAACTACATAACAAACTGTTCTGGAACTACCGCTTATTTTAGAAATATGCGAGTTGAATCAAATACTAACTTTAATAATGTTGGGGTGCTTTGCGAAGCAGTTTCCTGCACCTCCAAATCTAGTTTAAACAACAATGGCATTGTTAACCCAAATGTGTGGAGTATAGGTAATTATAGATTTAATTTAAATAGTATTTCAAAACAAACAACTGTACCACCAGGTACTTTAACTAACGGTGGCTATGAAGTGCTGCCTTCTGGCCCAGTGGCTACACCTGTAGGCAGCATTACTTTTCAGTCAATTGCTTCAACATTCACTGATTGGATGGCGCCAGCAGCGATTTCATTAGCATCTGGTGACGCAGTAGTTGCAATGGCTATTGCACGGCGCACGGCTAACAATCCATTCATTTATCTTGCAGTCTACAACAATGCTTTTGGTTTTCTTGCCAACAGCGATACGTCACAGAATCTGGTTGCAGCAGCAGTTGGCGAATGGGTATTTATTGCAGCAATTGTCAAAGTGGCTGCTACAAGTGGTGGCGTTCCAAAAATTCGTTGGGTATCGGTAGGAGGAACTGCTGATGTTTCAGCAACCTACTTTTACAAAGTTGCTGCACCGACAAACAATTCAACGCCAGCTTATTTATGTATGTTAACTCCCTAAATGTATGAACCTCATTCTTCAACGCCTGAAGTCTAAGACCTACTGGGTTGCGATAGTAGGTGCGCTGCTGACCATTATTGAGGCCAATAGCGGCTTTATCGGGCAGTTTGTGCCTGCACCTTACCGGGCATACATTATCATGCTGTGGCCTGTGCTAATGCTGGTGCTGCGTGAACTGACTACCACTGCTTTGGCAAACAAATAACCTTGAAAGACAAAAATGACTGACACCACTGCATTTATCCAAAACGGCCCCACAAGCCTAATTACTGCTAATTCCAGCGCACCCACTGCCGTACAAATTTTGCCTAGTTTTACCGCAGCAACACCGCCCCGTAACCAATACCGGGTAGTCAACGTAGGGTCAGTAACCGCATTTTTGGGGGCGGGTGCAACGGCTGCAATTGCTGCAACTAACGCTGCGGCAGTCACTACAACGGGTAACGCCATGCCAATTGTGGCTGGCGCTGTGGAGGTTTTTAGCTTTCCGCCCACTTGGTATTTCACCGCAACTGCGGCTTCTTCCTGTGTGCTTTACATAACGCCAGGAGAAGGTCTATAATGTTTGTACTGGCCCAATGACCAGGGAATCTTAGGATTCAAAAATGTCAGACGTAGAGCAAGTAGCGGAATTAGCCCCCGCGCCGGAACTGGAAACCACGGCGGTTACTCCAGAACCTGTAGTTGAAACGCCGGAAGTAGCAGCTAAGACATTCTCGCAAGAGGAACTTGACGCCGCTATTGGTAAACGCCTCGCAAGAGAGCAGCGAAAGTGGGAACGAGAGCGACAGCCTGCGCCAGCAGTGGCAGTGGACTTGCCTCCGCAAGATCAGTTTGAGTCGGTTGATGCTTACGCAGAGGCCAAGGCTTACAAGCTGATTGAGCAGCGGGAACTCCAAAAACAGCAAGCTGAGATTCTTGATGGGTATCACGAGCGTGAAGAAACGGCTAGGTCTAAGTACAGCGACTTTGAACAAGTTGCCTATAACCCCAGCTTGAAGATTACGACCGTGATGGCACAAACGATTCAATCGTCGGACATTGGGCCTGACTTGGTTTATCACCTTGGCTCAAATCCGAAAGAGGCAGATCGTATTTCTCGACTAACGCCTATTTTGCAGGCTAAAGAGATTGGACGACTTGAGGCTAGATTAGCCGAAAACCCCGTCCAAAAGCGTACTTCTGGTGCGCCTGAACCGATTTCACCAGTTACCGCCCGAGGGGTGGGTTCTGGGTCTTATGACACAACTGACCCACGGTCTATCAAGACCATGAGTACCAGTCAGTGGATTGAGGCCGAAAGAGCGCGACAAATGAAGACGTTACAGGCGCGAAAGTTTTAATTTATTTTTTAAGGAAAAATTGTGGCTAACAGTATTCTTACCATTGACATGATTACTCGGAAAGCTCTTGAGATTCTTGAGAACAACCTGGTAATTACTCGCAACGTGAACCGGCAGTACGACGACAGCTTTGCTGTTAACGGTGCAAAAATCGGCTCAACCTTGCGTATTCGCCTGCCTGATCGGGCGCTGGTGACTGACGGTGCAGCCCTGCAAGTGCAGGACGACAACGAGCAGTTTACAACTCTGACCGTGGCAAGCCAAAAGCACATCGGCGTGAACTTTACATCCGCTGAACTGACCATGCAGATGGACGACTTTGCAGACCGGGTTCTCAAGCCCCGTATCTCTCAGTTGGCCTCCAGCATTGACGCTGACGTTGCCAACGCTTACAAGTCGATCTATTCGACTGTTGGCACTCCCGGCACTGTTCCAGCTACTTCTTTGGTTCTGTTGCAAGCGCAACAAAAACTGAATGAAAACGCTGCGGTTATGTCGCCTCGCTACGCTACTGTCAATCCTGCCGCTAACGCTGGTTTGGTTGAGGGCATGAAAGGCTTGTTTAACCCCACCGACACCGTGTCACGCCAATTCAAAAACGGCATGATGGGTACTGGTGTGCTTGGGTTTGATGAAGTCAACATGAGCCAATCCATCAAGGTTCACACCACTGGTACACGGTCTACAACTGACACGATCTTGGTTAACGGTGCTGTTAGCACCCAAGGCCAAGCAACGATCAATATTGACGGTGGTACTGGCGCTGCAACTATTGTTGCTGGTGATGTGTTTACTATTGCAAGCGTGTACGCAGTTAACCCACAGACCCGTGAGTCAACTGGTTCGTTGCAGCAGTTTGTTTGCACCTCTACCGCCACTGCATCTTCTGGTGCATGGACAAGCGTTGCAATAAGCCCAGCAATTTATACCAGCGCCAGCGCCTTGGCTACCGTTGACAGCTTTCCTGCTGACAACGCTGCCGTGACGTTTGTTGGTACAGCTTCTACTGGCTATCCGCAGAATTTGATTTACCACAAGGACGCAATAACGTTTGCTACGGCCGACCTCCTCATGCCCCAAGGGGTCGATATGGCTGCTCGCGCAAACCATAACGGTATTTCTCTTCGTGTGGTCAGGCAATACGATATTAACAACGACCGTATGCCTTGCCGTATCGACGTTCTCTACGGTTTTGGCACTATTCGTCCTCAGATGGCTTGCCGTCTTTGGGGCTAAATTGAATGGGGCTTCGGCCCCTTTCTTCGTAACATCTTTCAAAGGAAATTATCATGGCTCTCCCTAATGGTTCTGGTGGTTATCAAGTCGGTGACGGCAATACTGGTGAAATTCAGTTTAATGCCCAGCCTACACCAAGCGCAGTTGCCGCAGGCGCAGCAACTCTAACCGTGGCTCAATTGGCTAACCGGATTATTCTTGGTTCCCCAGGCGCGTCTGCTGCTGCCTATACGCTCCCAACGACTGCTTTGATGGACGCTGCTTTCCCAAGTATGCCCAACAACTCGGCCTTTGAGTTCCAAGTGATTAACGTGGACGGCTCCAGTTCTGGCGTCATCACTATGACTGCTGGTACTGGTTGGACGGTTGGCACTTCTGGCTCGCTAGGTCTTATGACGATTGCGGCTGTTGCAGGTACGTCTGCTACCTTTCGCGCCCGTAAAACTGGCGATGCTACTTGGACTTTGTACCGTCTGTGATAGAAACGCCTCACGCTTACAAAGCGTGGGGCATTCATAAGGAAACATCATGTCAAACAGCCAATCAATCGGTGTCGCATATTCCGACCCAGAATTCACAACTTGCTACGTTAGTCAAGAATTTGGCTACACAACTGCTGCCCAAACAGCAGTAACCCAAGCCACCAGCAAATCCACGGGCGTGACTGCAAACACCAGTGC